ATGTTCTAATTCACAACCAGAATAAACTAACATGTCTCCTTGTTTTAAATCTACTCTAACACCTTTTTTACCAGTCTCTCCTGATGGCTCTAAATAGATTGGCCAATCATCCCCTCCTAAATTCATAGTAGTTGATATTTCACAACTAAATCTATCTTTGTGTCTTTTTAATTCATCACCTTTTTTATATATTCTTGCATATGTGTATGCTGGATATAATTTTAATCCTGTTGCCTTTTCCATACCTGGTTGACATTTTAGTAATAACGTTTCCATAGCCATATTAGCATATTGAGAATAAGTATTTGGAATCTGTTCATTTTCTCCTTCGTAATATCCAATGATAGTTTCAAATGGTGAAAAATATCTTGATGCTTTACAAGTATCATATACTTGCTTTTGCATTGAAAAATAATTTGCTATGAAAGCAGCTAAGTCTTTTGATATTGCTTGACGAATTACTGTGTATTTGTTTTTTTTAAACGACATCTTTAGCCATCTCTTTTGGCACTGCTTGTATATTCCAATGTATAAATCTAAATGGTTCTCTACCATGATCTACTGCAAACTCATGTTCTAAATAACCAGGAAATATTATTAACATACCTGGTTTTGGTCGAATATGAAATTGTTCGTGACCAGGCCATATACCTTTGAGGTTTGCTTTCATTTTTAATTTAGTACATCTTGCACCTGTTTTTGGTTCATGAAATACAGGATAAGAAGTTTGGTCACTACATTTTAAAAAATAAAAACCAGATACGTGTTGATTCCAATGTATATGTGCTGCATGATGTCCTCCACCTTTTTTTGCAAACTCTTGCACCCATAGCTCGCTAAACATAGTTGTATATTGTGACATGTCATAACCTTGATGATCTAAATACTCCCAAGATTTTTGTCCCACATAATTTCTAAAATCTAAAAAATCATTATCGATTGTTAATGGAGTAGAGTGATAAGATCTTCCAAAGTCTCCAAATTTTTTTATATGTTCTTTTTCTCTCTTACGAGCATCGGATATATATTTATTACTTGCTTTGTTTAATGATTTAACAAACTCTGGTTTTTCTTCATTCCATATTACAGTTGGAAAATAACTATTTATAAACATTATCTAAAAGGCCTCCCTAAATGCCATACTACAAGACTATATCTTGTGCCTGATGTTACTGGTTTAACTCTATGCCATATATGTGATGGAAACACAATAATAGATCCTTTAGGTAATATTTCTTTACATTGTATTCTGTGAATTGATTCATCTCGCATATGTGGATCATAGTTTCTAAAATCAAATTCTAATTCTCCACCTTGGTATTCTGATCCATCTGTTAATTGACAAGTCATTGATAGTTTTCTAATCAGACCTTTTTCTGGTCCCTCCTTATCATAAGGTTTATTCCAACTATCACAATGCCAATCATAATATTGATTTAATTTGTATTTTGTAAACTGACAAGATTCAGATCTCTCCCAATCAAAATTCCAACCCGCATTTCTATTTGCGTCATGCACAAATGGATGTATTTCTTTATATATCCAGGTGTCATTCAGCCATACTAAATCAGACTTTCTTTTTTTTTGCATATTCAAAACTTCGTCTTTGTTAAGTTTTTTATCACCATAACCACCTGTTCTAGCCATAACTTCTTTTTGTGAATTTGCGTATTGTATTACTTCATCACAAAATTTAGGTGTCAATGCACTTTTAAAATACCAATAATAATTAGATATATTCATAACTAATTGTTTGTATAAAATTTAAATTATCTTTTTGATTATTAATAATGTAGTACATGTTAGTAGAGGGAAACATAATAAATTTGTTATTAGTTAATGGTATGTCCCAACTTCGGCCTTTTCTTCTATTATCATCATAAAATATTTTAACAGAACAATTTTTTACATGCACTCCATATAACATTGTAAAATCTGGTGAATTTCTTAAATCAACTGCATCATAATTCATGATGGGTGATGAAATTGTTTGAGGTTTGTAAACACTACCATGTGTGTTTTTGTTTATTAAATTTAAATGATACTTTAGATTTATATGATCTCTAACATACGTATTGAGCATATCCCAAGTTCTTGAAAAAGGAAATTCAGAATCAGTTAAGTTTGATTGTAATATATCTTGCTGTAATTTTTCTCTATCAATGTCCCAATCTTTAGGCATTGAAACATCACCATAATATAAAGCTTGTTCACTTAATATTTTTTTGTGCATACCACCTCAATTTACAACCTTTTAAGTTAAAATCAATTATGAAGATAATCCGTTAGATAATACCCAACCAGCTGTGTTGTCAGCTTGATATGCCTCCTCATCCCAAACATAACTCCATTGATGAGTCATAGCTTCATTTTGTGATTTTTGTTCATCAGTCAATTCAGGAGCACTATGTGGTCCATCCCAACTTGCAGTTGTTAAATTTTTTACCCATGATGGATAAGGTTTTTTTGGCCAGAAGATATTGTTATCTTCATCCCAGATATAACCTATTCCTGCATAGTTTCCTCTAAATGCTTTAGAGTCATCACCTGATGAATGTTTGTTGCCTGATGTATTATAAGATGTTTGAATCCACATCTGTGCAGGCCAGTTATTGTGTGTTTCTAAATATTGTTGACCTACTGATTCATCTTCAACATTATCAGCATTAAGCATATCTTTATTATCTAAAGTTAATACTTGAATGACTTTTCCGTTAGCTCCTAGTTTTGCAAAATGTGCCATAATTCCTCCTATTATATTATATTTATTTTAAAAAATCTACCATGTCCATTATTGATATTTATATGTAATTACTACAATACCTGAACCTCCATTGCCGCCATTTGATTGTGCTCCAGAGGAAGAATTTCGACCACCACCTCCACCACCTCCTCCTGTATTTACTGTAGCGTTTGTTCCAACTGCATTTACACCACCTGCACCTCCACCACCTGTACCTCCAGCACCAGCAGTATTTCCATTATCATTACCACCACCGCCACCACCTGCTCTGGTAACGGGGGATGCTGTAATACTTGATGCAGAACCTGCTCCTCCAGCACCTGAAACATTGCAAGGTAAACCATCTCCTCCTGCAGCACTTGCTCCACCACCACCGCCAGTAGCGATTGTGTTTGGCCAACCTACTGGGTTAAAACCTCCAGGATTTCCTTGTGGCGGAGTAGTTGGAGGTGTATTACCTCGACCTGATCGACAAGGAGTGCCTAACCAAATTGCTGAACCTCCACCAGAACCTCCAGGATGGCCTGAATAATTAAAAGATGAAGGACTAGGGGCAAGAGAACCATTACTTGAACCTCCACCTCCTCCTGTTGATGTTATTCCAATGGCAGAAGAATCATTTCCATTACCTCCAAATACTGAGTCAGAAGAAGATCCTGATGCTCCACCACCGACTGTAATTGGATAACCTTGTACAGATACTGGAATAGTTCCTTGTGGACTTGGATAGGAAGTTCGATAGCCACCAGCACCTCCACCACCTGCTCTACCATATCCACCACCGCCTCCACCAGCAACAACTAAATAATCTATTTTATTAGAACCTGAACAAGTTCCAACACATGAAACACAGAAAGTTCCTGGGCTTGTGAATGTGTGTATTTTGTAATCTCCACTTGTAGTAACTGTGCCACCTGAGGCTACAATAAATTCTTCAATGCCTGCAATATCACTTGCTTGTGCAAAATCAATTAGTAACCAACCTTTAGTAGCATTTACATAAATAAATTCTAATGCAGCACCTTTAGTTGTGTTTTCAAAATCACTATCAGACCCTTGAATTTTATCTCCACCATTTTTTAATGTTAAACGATTTGTATTAAAAGTAAGTCCATAATCTTTGAATGCCACAACATCACCTGCTGAGGGACTATCAGGCATTGTTATTTCACGTGCTCCTGATGATGTATCAATAAAATAACCTTTGTTAGCTACAGCTCTAAAATCTCCTGATTGTGGTGTGAGTTCCCAATCAATAACTCCAGATAAATTTATTGTGCCTGTAGTATTGTTAATTGTACCACCTGTAATTCCTGCAGTATTTATTGTGCCTTGATTAGTTGTTGTAGTTCCTGATGAAATAGTAACTGAATCTCCACTATCACCGATAGTAGTTGTGGTGTCCTTTCTTGGACTAATTTTGTTTGTTTTTATCTCACTCATTATTGGTATTTGTAACGAATAATTACAATCCCTGAACCACCTGATCCACCATTTTGTAAATTACAACTTGCATAACCAGATCCACCAGTTGATCCACCACCTCCGCCTGTATTCACAACTCCATTTCCACCAGCACCTGAATTTCCTTGAGCATCTCCGCCACCACCAATACCACCATCACCAGCATTACTAGGCGGGGCATTGTGAAGTGCTCCACCACCTCCTCCTGCAAAATATCTAGTTGAACTTACAGGTCCAGGCTCACCATAACTTGGAGCAGTTGGACCAATTACACTATCAGCTAAATTAGATCCAATACCGCCAGGACCACCTCCTGGTGAACCTCCTGGAGCATTAGTACC